GCGAGTTCGGCTGTCCCGGCTGGGCGTTGGCGGGTAGCGATTCGGGCGGTGGGTTCCCGGCGTTCTCTGGGGCGTTTAGGGATTGCGACCCGGCCGCCGGCCTCACGAGTTGCCGCTGCGTGTTGAGCGCCTGTTGCTGGCTCGCCTGTGCCTGCTCCTGTGCGCCCTGCGGCGGAGCCACGCCTAGCGCCTGAAGGGTAGACAAGAGGGTGGCCTGCGCCTGAACGGCAGCCGGATTGAGGGCCGGATCGGTCTGCTCCTCGCGGATGACCGCCTTCTCCTCGGTCGGGTCCTCGACACCGGTAGCGTCCATCGCCCTCTCGGTCGTCCAGATGCGGTTCTGGACGAGGTTGATGGCCCGCTGCGTGTTCTCCAGCTCGTCGCGCGGCGTCAGCTCGGGCGGCTTGATCTCGATGCGGTAGTTACCGTCGATGATGCGCGCCACATCGGAGTCCTTGGCCTCCCATACCTTAGCGCCCATCTTCCACATGCGCTTGCGCCACTGGTAGAGAATGTCGCGGCGCATCCTGATCCGCGCCTCGTAGTTGGCGACGAGCGCGGCGATTGCCTTGGATGAGCCAAGGATTGTAGCTGGAGCCCGGCCGAGTAGAAGATCGTTCAGGCCGGATGCGGCTTCGAGCTCCTGGTCGATCCGCTTCAGATAGTCCTCGATGGCGAACTGCGGGACAAATGGCTGGATTGCCCTGATCTCGTTGCCTGGTCCTGGGGTGGCGACTTTGTTTGCCTTCGGGATGGCACCATCTGGCACGTCGTCGGGTGCCTCTGGGCCAGTCAACTGCCACATCTGCCCGCCAATGACCGACTGGATCATCTGTCCAGCATTTGTCAACCGCTCGTCCTTCTCTCGGAATAGTTGCTCTAGGTCGTAAATGGCCGGTCGGCCGTATGGCGAGCCCGGGATGAACGTGTTTGGCAGCGGGATATATGGAATGTCGTCGTACTCGGCATGGCGTGCATTCTTGACCATCGCATTGCCGACGAAGATCGCGTTCCAGACCTCGATCTTGGCTGGTCGTCCACGCTTGCCGCGGATCGACCGCTTGTACCAGTAATCGTAGACCTCGACCTGCATATCGGCGTACTGCGACTGCGGTCGCTGCACACGGTCTGGCGTGTCGTAGAGTGTGTTCAGGGGATCGTCGTGGTCACCGATACGAACGAACGGGTAGAAACCTCCGCCCTTGTACGGAATGGCCTCGACCGCACCGCCGTACTCCTCCTCGACCGCCTGGGGCGACATACCGTAGCAGTAGATAGCCCAATCAATCCGGCTGTAGTCGCTGTTGCCCCAGCCGACGTACAGGTTCTCGGGGGCCTCGATGATCGTGGCCGTTGGACGCTTCTCGCGCGCATCCCACGTCACCTTTCCGAACGTAAAGCCGTACAGTTCCTTGACGACACAGGCGCGGTGGACCTTTAGCTCGAACTCGTCCTCGTCCTTCCACTGGAAGAACAGGCGCTCCGCTCGGCTGATCTGTCCGCGGTCCTCTGGTTCGGACGACAGAGGAACGTAGTTCTCGATCGGGGGGACAGATTCAAGTGAGGCGGGGACATCGACATAGACCGGGATATTGTTGACGGAGATGTGGACTCGTCCATCGACCTTCTTTTCGAGAGGCCAGTGGTCGGCCCCGCCTGGTTCGGTGACTGCCTCGGGGTAATAGAGGTTGTCCATCCGCCGGAACAGCTCGCGCAGGCGCTCCTGCTCTGATTCCAGCATCGTTTTGCGGTCCCTGATCTCCGCGATCAGGCGATACTCCTCCTCCTCGTCTGGATTACGCCCAGCCGAAGACAGGGACGTGCGGTTGTACGCCGCCGCGACCTCAACCTTTGACGGTTCGGAGCGGGGAAAGAGTCGCGTCAGGGGGTTCGCCATCAGTCAGAGCCGCCGAAATAGGAGAAATGAGGATTGGCGACCGGGTTCGCGGGGTTCCTGGTCGCGTGTCGAACGGCGAGAGCGAGGGCCATCAGCAAGTCTGTTTCCAGTTTCTTGTCATCCAGCTTGTAGCCGAGAATCTGGCGCCGGAGCTCCGACCAGGTCCCGGTCTTGGGGAGTTTCAGGTTGCCACGATCAATCGCGGCCTTTAGATCGCTAAGGAGTTCGAGTTTCTTGCCCTTTGCTCCGCCGAAGTCGTACTCGCGCAATGGTCGGATGATCGAGAACTCCTGTCGAAAGAGCTTTCCGCCCATCGCCGTCGAGTCAACGATGGTTGTGCAGAATCCCCCATCTTGCGAGTAGAGAAGGTGGCTCTCGCGGACCATGTTGACAACCGCCGGAAGCGCCTGCCGTCCACCACGCTTACGGATTCTGACCCCGCGCCACGGCAGGGCGGTGAAGTCGATGACGATGGCACCAGTCGCGTCCGACTGGATGCCCGGATCGACGCCATGCGAATATCGGTGTCCCTTGATCGGAGGTCCCTCGGCCGGCAGATCGTCGGAGAACATGGCCTCGACGGTAGGGGCATGGAAGTAGGCTTCCTTGGCCTCGATGAAGAACCCGTCGATGTTTTGCGGGACGAGGTATTCTGGCATCGTCCGCACGAGGTCATCGAAGTTCTCCTGCGTGATCCCGTAGCCAACATTGTCCCGCGTCGAGAGGCGCATGGCGATCGTCTTCGCGTCGCGCTGGATGTTCTCCGGGTTGCCTTCTTCCCACCAGTCGGCAAAGGCGTTGACACCCTCGGACGGCGTGGAGATGGCATGGAGCGGACCACCCGTTGACATGCGGCGTAGGTGCAGAACCTCGTGGCGCACGGTGTCCAGGTACAGCTCGAACGCCGCCTCGTCGATCGAGATGCCGTTCGCGTCGAGCCCGAGCATGGCCTTCGCCTTCTCATCCGTCGAGCGGAAGTGAATCTCGGCCCCACCGACGACCGGGTGAAACCTGATCCAAAGGTATTCGCCGCGGTACTTCTTGTCGGTGAGAAATACGCCCGGCATGAGTTCCGCCAGTGGGCAGCCTCGCGCCTCGCCGGTTTCGCGGTCGTACTGCGCCGGATGTCGCCCCTCGAAGATGGCGAGCAGGGCGTTGTAGACGTGTTCCGCGATGGACTGCTGCGGTGCGACGTGATACCAGTGATACGGCAGGCTGGCCCATCGCTGCGAGTCTGCCTGGTCCCCCCGCTTCGGCGGCTGGATGCCGAGCTTGTAGAAGCAGTGATGGGCGATGATGATGGCAAGACCGAGCGTCTTGCCGGCGCGGTTTCCAGCCGAGACAACGGTAGTCAGGAAGGCTGGCGAATAGCCGTCAGCGTCACGCATGGCAGCCGCCCTAACCCAGCGGCGCTGTCCGCGGTTGAGCTTGATGCCGAGGAAACGATCCGCCCAAAACACCGGGTCGTCGCGTCCGCGCGCCATGTCGCGCGAGATGGCGCTGGTCGGAGCCTCTACGGCCCTGACATGGCTGCTCGTCTTGTGCGGGATGCGATTACCCTTGGCGTCCCACGTCGCATCTTTCGACGACATGAGGCCCATCTACTCGCCGGACCCCAGTCGTCTAAGTTCGTCTATGTCGGCGTCCGCCTCGGGGTCAACCTCGCGGTACTCGCCCTCGATGAAGCCAACCGGTAGGGCCCCGCCAAGAATCTGTGCCATCTGAAGGAGGACTTGACGGTCAGCGCCCTTCGCGGCCCGATCGTCGATGAGCCCCTGTGCCCGTAGTCCCTCTGAGATGGTCGGCTCGATGGCCCCGGTTACGAGTCTGGCAACGGCGCTGTCGCGAACGAGGACCGCGAAGTCCTGGTCTGACGGCCCCTTGATCGTCTTCTGCTGCTTCTTCAGGTCGGCAGCGGCGACCTTGCGGGCCCTGTCGAACTCGGTCATCAGGTGCTCGCGCTTGTGCTTGCCGAGCGTAATACGCGAGTAGCCGTCCCCGCCCTGCTTTAGCCGCCGTGCGATCTCTAGGTCAGAAACACCCGCCCTCATCCACCCGTTTATGGTTTCTACCCGTGGATCGCGGCAGACATGACAGCCCGTTAGCACGGGCGCGAGCTCCATCAGTAGGTGATTGTTAGTAGAACGGTTAGGCCGTTCGTCCCGTATACCGACGCGGCGCGAGTAACGACCAGCACCCAAATGTCGTTACCGGCCCCAATCTCCAGACCAAGGCCACGAGCAATGCCGATCGTGTTGAGGGCTGAAGCATAGTAGGTAGTGATCGGGATGATGCCAACGCACTTCGCGGCGTCAGCATCGGAGATCGAGTGCGCCGCGTTGTCTTCGGCTGCGGTGATGGCAGACGTGAAAATCCACAGTTCGAGGCTGTCGGATCGCGCCGATGGGTCAATGACCATCGCCGTTTCAATGCTGAAGCCGGAGTTACCTGGTGTGACATCCGTGAGGGCCGTCAGTGACCCAACCGTGTCGTTCGCGGTGTAGGTAGTCGTACTGGTGGCAATCGAGAGGGTATAGGTAGCGGTAGTAGCCATGCGAAACTCCTAGAGGCGGACGGTCTGGATGCGGGCTTGGCGCATGGCATCTTCGAGGGTAATGGTGATAGCCTCCCGAATGGCCGCCTCAGCCCCGTCGATGATGCTTTTGGTGCGGAGCGGGTCGCTCGCCCATGCTTCGAGGACGTTGGCTTCAGTTCTTGTCAGTGCGTCCTCGACCGCCCTGATGACGTGGCGCTCGTCGCGAGCGAACCAGCCCTTCGACTGCCACACACGGACGGCCTCCAGGGCGGCGAAGGGGCGAGCAACAGAGAAAGCCCGAGCGATCTTTTCCTTTACCTTGTCCCCGATGGTCTTCTCTCGTAGCGGCTCCGCGCGCCAGGCCCGAACGGCAGCATCGGACAGGACGGCGAGAAGGTCGTCGATCGTGACGACCGCCTCCGCTCCGTCATAGGTTCGGTGAACACATACCTTGAATACGGGTTCGGTCAATGCCATCCACCCCTAGAGAAGAACCAGCCAACCCAGGTGATGCCCGCCCCGATCTTCGCGGCGGCGGCATCCTCGGCGTAGGTGAGTGCGTCGGCTGCGGCACGGAACAGGGACACGACGCGGGCCGCGGTATCGGAGAGGGTCAGGCTGTCGGAGGCCGTGCGGACCGCCGTATACACCCGTACCGCTGCGTCAGAGTGAGTCAGGGAGTCCGAAACCGACCGCAGGAAGGTGCCGGTTCGGGTCGCCACGTCAAGATGCGTCCATGTGTCAGACGCCGAGCGCAGCGCGGTCGTCACGCGCGTAGCGGTATCGGAATAGACGAGCGAGTCGGCCGCGTTGCGGAGGATGACCTTCAGCCCTTCCGCAACTTCTGAGAACGTCAGGTTGTCGGATACCGACCGTAGGAAGGTCCCTACCCTTGTCGCAGAATCAGAGTGCGTCCATGAATCAGTCGCACCCCGGATGGCCGTCGTGACCCGCGTTGCGGTATCAGAGAACGCCAGTGAATCGGCGGCGGAACGGAGGATGACGCGCACCGCCTCAGCGATGTCGGAGAACGTGAGCGCGTCGGTCGCATCGCGGAGGAATGTACCGACCCGAGTGGCAGTCTCGGAGTGGATGAGGGAGTCAACTGCGTCGCGCAGTGACGTGGAGACTCGCGTTGCGGTCTCGGAGTGCGTCAGGCTGTCGGAAGCTGACCTGAGGGCCGTGACGACGCGGGTTGCCGCGTCGGAATGGGTCAGGGAGTCGGCGGCGTCGCGGAAAAAGGTGCCGACGCGAGTCGCAGCATCGGAGTGCGTCCACGAATCGGCAACGTCGCGCAGGAACGTGCCGGTTCGGGTGGCCGTTTCTGAGAATGCGAGGGAGTCGGTCGCCGTGCGCTCGATCGCCGCCGCCCCGTCTGTCCGCCCAGGCGGCAGGATGATCGACGGGACGAACCCTCGCCCGAAGCGCGCCATCTATGCACCCTGCGGGACGAGCAACCCGTCGTGGCGGCGGAACCAACTGGCGGCCCGCTGGACTGCCTGGAGGGCGGTGCGTGGGTAGCGGAGCCCGGCGTAGCTGTCAGCGGGCGGCGCGTACTCCGTGATCGTTTCGGTAAACGTTAGGTAGGAGTCACCAGCGGCGCCTGCCGTTGGGCCGTCGTAGGACATGTACCCGATCGCGGCGTCCGCGACCGTCCCGGCGTTCGAGCAGACTACCAACGCGGCCAGCCAATCACCATCGGCAAAGGTGGTCGAGGTCGGGGACGGGATCGACCAGTTCTTCGCGCCATCCGATGTCGTCAGCTCTGTACCGAACTCCGAGTTGGCGACCGTGCTGACGTAGGCACCCGACGAGTCGCGGCGCTCGATGATGACGCCGATGGTGAGGTTGTCGGTCATGGCGCCTTCGCGGGCGCGAAGGTTGACCGTGATCGAGCCTGAGATGGTGACGGCGTTGACCTGATAGAGCCACCCATACCGGCTGCCAAGCGAGGGCGTTCCGCCGAGTATCTTCTGGCCGGTCCAGCCGCCAGTGCCAAAGCCGCGTCCGCCCTCCAACGAGGCCGCGCCCCGGTTGGGGGACAGGAGGTTCGCGGTGCCATTCGTGACCGACTCGATATCGGTGGTCCAATCAACCACGGCCCCGAGCGGACATTCTGTCGTGCGAAGGTAGAGCGTGGTCGCCATCTAGTGCCACGGCCTCCATGCCCGCCGCTCCGCGTTCAGGTCATGCCACGGCCAGCCGTCCAGCCAGAACAGAACGCGTTTCCAGAATGGCGTCTGGAGCGTATCGAACCGCTGCTCGTGGTCGGACACGGTTCGCTCCAACTCCCTCACGCGAGCGATGACGCTCTCGTGGAGCACCCTGCACTCCTCGGAGCAGTAGAGGTCAGCCGCCAACGTCGAAGGTGTCCTCGGCCAGCTCGCGCCCGAACGCTCCGTCGTCCATGCCGAGCAGGACGACTCGACAGGAGGCCGGGCCGCCCGACCACGAGGGCGTCGGACCGAAGGTGAAGCCGGACTGGACGACCGGCGGAGTGAGGTCCGCGAACTGCGCGTACACGAGGTTGCCGGAGGCAAAGCACTCGGCCTTTGCCCAATAGCCCATGTCGGGCTGGCGTCCGCGCTTGCCCGCCCATGCGGCCACGACCGCCTCGGTCGAGACGGACTGGCCGAAGCTGAATGGCCCGTCACTGGCGGTAATCGAGGCCCCGCCCTGCGCGGCAACGGGAGTGGCGATGAGGGTGGCGAGCGCAAGGCCCGCGAGCAGGCGACGCATGGTTTCTCCTAGCAGCGCGACACGCGCATCGTGGCCCGCGCATCGACCGCGACAAGGGCGGTGCAGCGGATGACGAAACCCTCGGCCAGCGCACTGTCGTACTCGTCACCGAGGGGAATCTGATAGATTACCCCGGCCTGGGGATGGACGAACAAGGATTCAAGGACGGTGAGCGCTGTCGGCTCCGAAGTCCACGTCTGGCCCGCTGTCAGCCCAGCCGTTAGTACGCGGCCAGAGCCCTGTACGACGGTCAGGGAGGTAGACGCCGTACCGGGAGAGTTCGTCGCCCACGTCGAATAGCAGAGCTCGACAAGAACCGGCTCGCCGGTTGCCGTCGTGCCCTGGAAACTGATGCTCGCGCCCTTCAGGAGTAGGCCAGAGTTCGCGTGCGCCTTGACGCCGATGATGCTCTTGGCGGTGCTGAAGTTGACATCAGCCGTAGTGGTTGCGATGTAGATCGGTGCGCCCATCGGACTACCCGGAAATCGTCAGGGTCCACGTCACCTGGAGCGTGTCCCCCGAAATGACGTTCGCGTCCGCGTTCAGGACGGTTTCGTAGCAGAGGATGCCAGCCGCCGTCGTGTTCGAGGCCGAGAACAGGCCGATCTTGTGGATGGCCGGGAAGGTGCCCGTGACCGAGAAGGACTTGACGAGGGTGCCGGTTCCGGTGCCCGCAGTGTGGGATGGCGTACCGACCGCCCGCTGGCAGCCACCAGTCGTGATCTCGCCGGCCAGTGTCGTGCTGGCAGCCGAGGCGGCTGCCGTGTTCTCCGACAGACCAATGTATCGTGGTCTGAAGGTCGGGATGATGAAGTAGTTACAGGTGGCACCCGGCGTCGTTCCAGCCGAATCGTCCGCATTCTTCCACGAGTCGATGGTCAGGGTGGTCGCGTTGTTCGAGCCGATGTTGCCGTAGACCGGCGTGTTCGTCGTTTCCTCGGCAACGACCGTCCAGCCCTTGTAGAGATCGGTCGTCCATGCCTCGCCCGTATCCGAGAGCGAGGTCGCGGACGTGGCGGTCGCCACGTTGGTGCCGTTGTTGATTCCGACCCTGATCGTCGCGTCGAACGCGAGGTCGCGTCCTACGTTGGTAAGCAGGTTACGGGTGATACCAAGGTCCTCGATCTCGCCTTCCTTCCAGATATCCGGTCGGCCAGGGCCGTGGATGATCTGGACGTGGACGAGGTTGGGGCCGAGAGTCAGGCCGTCGATACCCGAACGGCCCAAGCGCGGCAAGTGCATGGGTTTCTCCTTCAGGCCCGATCGGCCGTATTCATGGCATCGCTCGCCGTTCTGGCAAAGATGCGGTTGGTTGATCCGCAGGCACGACACGGTCGCCTACGGTATTCGAGGATGCGTCGTCCGCAGCCGCTACAGCGCGGTAGGGAGGCAAGGAAGTTGGCGAGGAAGCGCATCTAGCCCTGTGCCGTGAACCCGGTCACGTCTACGGAATGGAGGACGGCGACGCTGGTGGTCACGGTGAGCGCCGTTGCGGCCGTGATCTTCTTCGGCGTCTGGAAGTGAAGCGCGACGCCACGCCCGGCGACGGCTTCGAGGTAGTAGGGACCGAGGACCGTCGTGCTGCCCTCCTCGAAGAAGATGTTGCAGGCCGTCGCGGCGCCCGTGCTGAACACGATGTCGGTGACGTAAAGCGACAGGCCGGCCGCCGGTGCGGCGTGGACCTCAGCGTCGGTCAGGGCACCCGACCCGTTCTCGTGATAGGACCACACGCGGGGACCGTGGGTGCGAACATAGACCGTCCCGTCCCGGTCTGTCCCATGTCTTGTGGGAAGCTGTTCGGCGCTGACGGCTGTTGGCGGCGCCGTGTCATCGGTGTCGATGCTGACGCCGGGGGCCGCGACGAGGGCGCCAGTCGTGCTCGCCGTCTGTTTGATCCAGGCCGTTCCATCCCAGGCCATGCCCCGGACGCGAACGGCCGGCGCAAACGTCCCGTCGCTCTCGTCGTAGAGCGTTACCGGATCGGTAACGGGGTCCGAGGTCGAGCGCTGCGGGTGTGGGAAGGTCTTATTTGCCATCTACATGACGACCATCTGTTGGATGATGAGATTGATGATGCCAAGCGCCACGGACGACCCG